CCAACCGTTTGGCTATAGCTACTTGAGTTTTCGTCAACTTAATCTTGGATGGCGCTACACTGCGTGTCGCTGGTGCGACCACATTTGACGCCGGCTTAGCACGGCTTTGAGTTTCCTCTTCTGCCGGTTTTGTATCTTCTACTTCGCTCCCGGTATCGAAATACTCGGGGTATCTTTTGCGCATTGTAGCATCAATTCGCTTGAAGTAAGCATCGGAACCAATATAACTTTTTCCAAATTCTTTCTCTAGCTTCTTGTGCAACCCAAGGGCAGTAGCACTCATTTCATCGTCATCACCGTACCAAGGGTTTTCATCTAGCCACTCGGAGGTCTTCGGATCAAGTTGAGGCTGTTGCTCCTCTTTTGGTAACTGTACATCAATTTCTCTAGCTTGCAAGGGCTTTAGTGAATCAGCCTTGTCCATCTTTAGCGTTGCTTGTGAGATACGTTGCTGTGCATCGGCCAATAATTCACCATCACCAGCGTCATAAGCCTCTTTAAAAGCACGTTTAGCTGCTTCAAGTTCGTACTGAGCTGAGGTTTTACCTTGTTCAATATAGACTTTGCTGCCTTCTTCGAGTTGCTCTTGAAGTCGTTTGTTTTCCGCAATGATTGATTCGGCTAACTTAATAGCTTCTTCTTTCTCACGAACTGCAGCTTCTTTAGCACGGCGCTCATCGTGGTAGCCACGGGTGAACTTTTTGATGCGTTTCTGAACTTTGGCATCATATTGGCCTAGTTCATCTTCATCAACTTCTTCAGGGGGTTCGGCCGCTTTAAAGCCTCTGTCCTTTTCAGGGGTGTCGTCCTCGATCTCAATCTCGGGGGCTGCCGCTTCTGCTTCTACGGGTTTACCCTTAGGTTCTTCATCGGGGAACGTGTATTCTTCTAACTCTAGGTTATTTTCTGACATTTATAGCTCCTTAGGCACGTTTGATTCCACGGGGGTCTTGTACAACTGCCTCAACGACATCATCATTAATTAGTCTAAATTCACGACCATGAATGAGTAAGCGTGAGCCAGAGTTTGGTCTAACTAGGATAAAGTCACCCTGTTTACACCAAGGCCCATTAGGAAAACGGGTTTTGTCCGTGTAACACTCCGGACCAACTTTTACTACAAAAAGTACTGTGGTCAACACTTCTTCCACACGCATAGTGTCATCCGACTTAATAATTTCACTTCCGTCGAAATTCTTTTCTGCTTCTGGTATTGCACAGAGGATATGGTATCCAACTGGGTCAGGTAGTTGCCTACCCTTTTCTTCGGCTTCTTTGTCGAGTAAGGCAGACAAATCGACCGCTTTATTTAAATCAAGACTCATCAGAGTTCTCCAATCGTTGCACGAGATCTTTTGTTATTTGGATAGCTGACTCTAGACCTCGGATAGCGCCAACCACTTGACGGTACTCCTCCATATTGGCAGGGCGTCCCGTCGATAAAAACTGAGTGTGATTAGAAATCTGTTCTTTAAACTCGTTGATTAAATAATCAAGTTCTTTCACCTATTCCCCTCTTTCTTGGTGTTTTGCCTGTTTTCACGGGCTAGTGCCATCTGTTCTTTTGATTTGGCAATATCTACCCCGATCTTTGTGCCCTCTAGACTCTGTTTAGCGCTAAGCTCCGCTTTGTCTTTCTGGACTTTTGCTCCAACGTTCATACCAGCAATACGCTCTTGGGAACGAATTCGCTCTTGCTCAATCTCAATCTGGTCTGCTTTAGCTGCTGCGTCTGCAACCAGCTTGCGTTCCTTAATATCAATATCTTTAGCTTTGAGCTGCAATTCCTGTTGCTGCAACTGGATAAGTGGGTCTTGTGCTTGCTGCTGGGCGGCTTGTTGAGCAGCCTGTTGTTGGTTCTGGCCAAGCAGTTGTTGAGAAGCCTGCGCTGCCAACTGAGCAACACGGCCTGCAACTTCTGGTGACATCAGCGGTGGATCTTCGCCTTCTGCTACTACAGGCAACGGCATACCCATAGCTTGTTCTACCTGACGGCGATACTCGAACCCAACGTGCTCATTGATGTGCGCCAACATAGAAGCCTGAAGTGCCTGTGCCATCTGTGGGTTTTGGCCCAAAATAGACTGGATCTTCGGATCCTGCATAGCTGACATGTGCACTGCAATATGAGCAGCGTGATTCTGCTCGATGAACGCCTTGACCGGTTTGTTCTTCAAAACGTTCTGATTCTCCGTCACAGGGTCAACTGGCTTCATGTCTTCTTCCATAGGAATTAACTTGGTAGCATTTTTGACGCCTAGGACCTCCACCATTTGACGATGGAGGAGCGGGAGGTTGTAGAGCTGCGGGGCAGTTTGAGCCAACTGAAGTACCGCTTGGTACTGAACAATCTTCTGCGCCATTGTTGCTGCATTTGGATCACTGACCGGAATAACGTCAACTGCATCGTAGTCGCTTTTCTTCGCCCAACGTGAACCTTCTTCCGGCTCATAGGTGTACTCCTCAGGTGTGTAGTCAGCAATAATGTTCTTGAGTAACTTAAACTCAGACTTCATCGCATAGTGGATGCGGGCCTGAACTGCGGACATTACCTTGAGTGTGCGCTCCAAGATTGCCAAGGTTGTACCAACAGGGGCGTTAGCCGACATGTCAGAAATCTTAGTATCCCCGGCGGTTGCAAACGCACGGCCTTCAGCAATAATCTGACCTAGTAACTGGAACAGGGTTTGGCTTGGCTCTTTGTATGGGAGGGGTAGAATATTGTCCTTGATAGAACCAGACGGTACATCGACGTCTCTAAACTCTCCTGGTGCGATTGGGGTGTCGTCGCCTTTGACTCGTAAGCCCCGTGACTTGAGTCCTCCGGGAAGATTAGCCAAAGTACCAGCATCAACAAGCTGGCGAATAATACTAGTCGCACTACGTGCGTAACCGCCGATGAGGTGAATGAGACCATAGCCGTAGAACCCAAATCCTGGAATGTATTGGTAATGAACAAAGTGATTGCGCTTTAACTTGAGGGTGTCATCCTCATACCAGTTACGACGGATCGAGAGAATTGTGCTTGTGCCCTTCTCAATAGTGACTACATATGGCAGTGCAATATCATCTTCGTCTTCAAAGCCAGGCATCTGGTAGTTGATGTGCATCTCAAGAATACGATAGCGGTCATCCGTTGAGGCGGTGTAGCCACTCTCTTCAGCTTTGCGCTTCTCAATATCATCAAGAACTAGTACGGGGTCGCCTAGGTCGACATCACGGTAGAACCCAGCAGCTTGGAGCTTTTTAATCTCGTTCTTGGTCTTCCGCATCACGTGGGTTACACGATCTGCGGTTTCCAAGTTAGCTGCGCCGTAAGGGACAATCATGTCTTCGGCCGGGATAAACATAGCTACTTGACGACCCAACGATGGATCGTAGTAGACTTTTTTAAACGCTGAGCCTGCCAGTGGCAACGCCCATAATAACTTCTCATGCTCAGGGCGATACTCGGTCATGGTATCTGTGAGCTTATAGTTCATGTCCTGTTCAACACGCAAAGCCGAGTTTTTCTTCTCCGGTGTTTCTTTACCGATAATTTGAGTACGTACGGGACCTGCTGCGGGGAAGGTCTCCATAATAGCTTCGGACTGGAAGCGAACTACGGACTCAGTCAACATGGGGTGGAACACACCACAGGCGCCAGCCCACGGCTCAATACGCTCTTCCATCTTAAGACCAAGCAGTTTTAAGCCATCAACGTATGTGTCAACCCAGTCTTTGCGGGCACCAATATCTGCATCGAACAACCCAATTAAATCACTAGCTAATTCTTGGAGGTCGCCCTCAGCCATGTCTTCCGCTAAGTTTTCATCGAACTTATTATCTTCTTCTTTGTTTTCAATCTCAAGAATTGGCATACCATCAATGCCGATGCGAACCGCTTCCGGATCCTCAATCTCGATTTCTAATTCGGGGCCTTCCATTAACTCCGCCTCTTCATCAATGGATGTTGGCGCTGCGTATAAACCTTTTTCAATTGCCATAATTCACCTATACGTTGTAGTACCCGGCATTCCTGCCAGATTTAAAATACTTAATATCTTCCGGCTCGTCACTTGGTAACCGTAAGAACCCACCCTGTCTGAACCGCATTAAAGCCAAAGTCATCGAGTCAGTTAAGTCGTCATGCTCACCCGCTGGAAACGCAGCTACCTCATCAACTAGTTCTTCCGCCCAACGAGTAGCCGGTGCCCATACTTTACCACTTGCGAACATGTCTGCGACACTATTTAGTCTAGATATTTTATCCTGCCCCTTACCTGGACTGTACTCGGCTACTGGAATACCCATTCTACGCAGTTCCTGAATCAGTGGGGCACCAGCCGCTTTTTTCTCAATGAGGAAAGCATCCGGTTCGTAGTCCATGTAGTGTTCGTACGCTTTTGCCTTGAGTTCCGGGAACTCCAGCCGCTCTTTAAATGCCGATAAAAGTATGATGTTAGGGAGATTGTTATCCTCCTCGTCGTAGAAGACGCCCCAAGTTGTACATGCAGAGTAGTCGTTAACCGTCTTTTTCTCGTGCGCCGTATCCCATGCCTGGATCGTAAATTCACAGTGCGGCGGATCTTCATGATCCCATATCTTCCACCATTCCCGTTTAATAATCGCAGAGCTATCTGACGTTGGCTGCTGCATATACTGCGCCATCCACTTGCTGTTAGGCAATTCTGTGTGTAGCGCCTCTAGTTCTTTCTTGCTCCAAAACTCGGGCCAGAGCGGGTTGCCACTGGGCAAAATCGCTGGAAACTCAATCACTTTCCACTCGTCCCCACCCCGTTTAGCCGCCGACTTCATTACCTGGGCAGTCAAGTCCTTTAGCGACCACCGGGTCATCACTATAACAATCGCACCCCCCGGCTGGAGACGCTGACGAGGACCTGAGGTATACCACTCATAGGTTTTGTCGTAAATCTCTGGGTTGAACGCAGCCAACGCCGCCTCTTGTTCGGAGTGCGGATCGTCAATTATAAGAATATCAGCGCCTTTACCAGTAACAGCACCACCGACACCAATAGCGAAATAGTCACCGCCAAAATTAGTATTCCAACGGCCTGCTGCTTTAGAGTCTGACTGTAGCTCGATGGCGGGAAACATTCTTTTATACGCATCAGAATCGACCAAGTTCCTGACTTTACGGCCGAAACCCACTGCAAGCTCCGCTGTGTGAGACGTTTGAATAACTTTTTTGTTTGGGTACTTACCCAGAAACCAGGCGGGTAATAAATAAGATGCAAACTCCGATTTCGTATGGCGAGGAGGCATGTTGATAATAAGCCTCTTACATTTACCACTAGCAACGTCTTCAAACGCTCTAGCCATTTTTTCATGATGCCTCCCGTGAATAAAATCGGGCCAAACCTGGCCCACAAATGCCATAAAATCCTTCTGGCACAGCTCTCTTTCCTCCCGAACGTCTAATTCGTCCAGGATTTCTAGTATTTCTGACGCCTCTTCCTTAGGCAACGAGTCCAAAAACGCTTTTCGCTCCGCTTTTGGCAGTGTTTTGAACGTGTCGAGGACTTCAGTCATCGAAATCCACGTCCTTTGTTACCTTATCTAGCTTGACTACACCTAATTCTTCATCCAAATCAATGACAACGGGCTTTTTCTTCTTTTTTTCTTCCGCTTTTACCTCTTCCACGTCGCCCATATAGCGGCTTAGCTTCTTAGCTAGCTCTTCTCTTAGCTCATCTGTGGATTTTGAGTTGACTGAAATCTCTAGTTTGTCCGCAAACATACCTAACTGGCTTAATCGGCCTAGACTTTCTAGTGCACGCAGTCTGTCACCGGCCTTTTCGCCTAGCGCTGTGGGGTCTGACTCTTCTATAAGACGTGTTGTGACGTATGCCCTGAGTTTTACTGTGTCTTCAATGACATCATTTTGATATTTATCAACTAACCCCTTGAGCCATTTTGCAGTTTCTACATTAAATGGGCGCCTTTTGGCGTCGGGGCTACCTGAAAATTGTTTAACTGCTTCCCGTGCTCCACGTTCTACTTGCTTACGGTAAATACTTGGGTCTGGATTCCAGCCGTTGGCTTCGAGAAACTCTGCGGTATTGAACGCAGCTTGAGTGCGAGCGAGTAAATCCGAGATCTCTTCGGGTTCGAAGTTAGTCGGAATAGGGAACAGCTTTTCTGGTGTTGCAATAATTGTCATAAGAGGAAAGTTTGGCACTCCTAGTTGACGCAAGTGTAACACGAATTTTTTGGTGTGGGGGTTGCTCGGTATGCGAAGCCGGAAAGAAATGTGCTTCCCCCACGAATGTATCTTACTTCGTTTCTTGGAATTGCTTGAGGCTTGTAACAATTGCATTAATCCAGAACCGCTGGATCTTCTTTACTTGGGCTTCAAATTCTTGGAGCTGCTTTTCAAAATCAAACATGGTACTTCCTTTCTTAGTTTATGTTGCAATGCAGCAATTGTAGCATGAAAATTTTATATACCCCCCGGGGGTATTGAATTTGAAAAAGAGGGTGGGGGGTCCGCTGAGAAATTTGTAATCGACTGTGCATATCTCAGTACATATGTGGGGGAGGGGACTCCTAATTCTAAAAGGGGTCATGGGGGTCGTGTGACGCTAGGAATTTAAAAATAACAGGGGGCGGGATCGTTTTCTGAGTAATCTAGACTGGTCTAGAAAGCGGGGGGTAGATAACAGATAACCTGCATTTAAAGCGTATATAAGGGGGTATTTGGTGTAATTTGACAGTCCTAATAAACGGGAGTATAGTAGTACTTATGGTGGTATTTCCCACTAATTTAAAAAGGATTTAAAAATGAAAAACGCACAATCAAACTCAATCGCTAACATCGCTAAGACCCTTGGCGTACCTAGTAAAGCGGGTAAGTCCCCATCAGTCCGCAAGGGTATCAATGCCAAAACTACCATCGGGGATAGTCTTATCCTGAAGCATACCCTTGGATTCGTTGAGGGTGTAGTAACGGCGGAATCAGGCCGCATTAAGATGACTGACAGCGCCAAGGCATTACATCTTGGCGGGGTGAAATTACTCAAGAGTTCCACCGCCGAGGGTAAAAAGGATAAGACCACCCAATTAGTCCGCAAGGCTTTCTTTGATGGCTTTGAAGGTAAGGTTTCCCCGACTGGTAAGGCATACGCTAAGGGCTACATCGACACCCAGTACCAAGTATTTTTCAACGCTGTAAATACGGGCAACCCTATTGAGGATTTAAACGCTAATCGTGCTAAAGCTAAAGCGGGTAAACCTGCCAAGGCGAATGACGATAACGCCAAAATGATCTCAGCCCTGAAAAATGTATGGGTGCTTTCAGGTGTTGCAACATCGGCGGTAGATTTTATTCAAGATAAACTTGATGACGGGTTCAGCCTGATCCAGTCTATCGAGGATTATTTACAGTCCGAGGGTATCGAGATCGCAAAAGATACTGAGTAATCTAGACCAGTCTAGAAACCCCGCTTCGGCGGGGTTTTTTTTCGCCCATTTTTTTCTGCGGAACTATCATAACTATCATGCTCTACTAAGCGGGTAAGCCGTAGGCTAAGTTGTAAAGCCGTAATAAGCTGTTGTATTTGCACAATCCTCCTATATTTGCACAATTATTCCAAAGCACTTGGAAAATTCTCTAGCCCTTATAGCAGAAGGGTCGCAGGGGATTTTTTTTGTATTATTCCAAGAATAATAATAATAAAGAAAGTATAAATATATAGAGGTAATACATTTGTGTATGCTTGATTCTTTTCAAGGATTCGTTTGCCTGAAAAGCTGGAATAATTGGAATATTCTGGCAGAAGCCCTGTTTATAAGGGGGTATTTTTCCAAAGTACCTCTAAAAATGCCGTATAGGAGGATTGTGCAATTACACCAAGGTATGCAAAGCATTACATAGCATAGCCAAGCTGACACCCAGTAATCTAGACCTGTCTATATTTCACGCAATACATTAAGCATATGTTACACTCCTGATGTGTACCGCCTCGGACACTCACTTAACACACAAAGCAAACGCAAAGGAAACACAAATGAGCAACACCAAAAGCATCAAACCCCGCCAAAAACTGTACGATGATGTCCTTGTCATCAGATTACCGCAACAAACCAAAGGGCAATTCGAACTCATAGCAACCAAGCAATTACGCAGACCAAGCGAAGTAGCCCGAGAAATAATCATGGCATATGTGAACCAATACCAACCAATGCTTCACTCACTCGGTCAAGCGCAAAACAAACCAAAACCTAGACCCGCACATGAGTATGACTTGCGCCTACCAACATCAGCACGACCACCAAGCCAGCAAGCAGACGAAAACTGGGATGACTGGGGCTAAACAACACCTGTAAAGCTGACTTGACAAACCTAGTATAAGGGCGTATAATGTAGTTATAGCTGGAGTATTGGGTTTTAACTATGTAATCTAGACCTGTCTATTTTGCACCAACACTTCACCCTCTTTAACAACATACTGTATTTGCGGGTACTGCATGGGATTACAACCATCTACCCGCAAAGCAAACCGCATGGTCAATTAGACGAAGTATATAGTCGGGACTTGCGTAGCGTTGCGTTGATAATCATTGGGAGATTGGAGTTAAGTAAGCCAAGTAATCTAGACCAGTCTAGAAAACAAAGTAAACATAACCCCATGACTAATTGCCCTAGCTATACCATCGACCGCCCTCATACTGGCAAGCACACTACGCAACATGATGATTTCCTATACTAAGCCGATAAGTTCGGGTGCGAGGGGTAAAAGTCCCTAGCTAGGTTTATGTAAGTATCTTTGTAGGCGAGGTTTATCAGTGCATATTTTAGTGTGGCTGTACCTCCATCTTGGGCTTTACAACTATCACGCTCTCTCATACATACAAACAAAAAACTTAGTTTCGGTGGCATGACCCGTCAGTCATGCGTCAATATTTGGTAGGTACAAGCGGCTCTCTTTAGGGTGTTTCGGCTTGACCGCCTAGCGTAACTACCTACTCACTTAACGACAATAAATGGCTAAAAGATTCTGAGGATAGCTTAGCGATAGGCTATCCGATTGAGTTTTTTACAAGGAGAAAACTATGAAGGTGATTAAGCTGTATCGAAAGCCTGATAAGCCTGAGTTCTTTGTTTTGGTAAAGCAAGTAGGCAACGAGATTCTTTTGGTTTACCCCATTGATAAGCCCGAGCGTAAGCGAAGTGCTAGGTGGCTTGGATTAAACGAAGTTTATATTGACTGGATAAGGGAGTTTATATGAAGCACTTATGCCGTACTTGTGGGGAAACCATACCCAAGGGCAGAGCAGATTTAGGTTACCGCCTATGCCTTGAACATGGTGACAAAGAAGCAAAGAGCCGTAGATTTACTATTGCACCACTAAACAAAAGCAACTATGTTTGCATCACCGACATAACCATGCTTAAACAACTTAACCCAAAGAGGACAACATGACAGCCAAAAAGCGCAGTAACGCTAAAACAAACTTTGACATATACCAGCTAGATCATGCGATCACCGAAGAATTTAAGCAGTTCAACGGGCAACCCGAAGCATTGCATAACAAGCTGGAAGTAGTTAAGAAGTACAACCCGTTTTTGTTTTTATTCCAAGTCAACCCAACCCAAGGAGAACAACATGAGTACACGAAATAAAGGAATGGGTAAAACCTACCGATCAGCAAGCGAAGCGTTTAGAGATGCAGACTATGCAACACCCATATGGCGGTGCGAATCTGACTGGGATAGAACTAAGGATTACCTCGTATGGGGTGTGATGTGGGCAGTAGTGTTTGCCAGTCTATATCTGTTAGCAACATGGTTTGAAAGTGGACTTGCAGGTACATAGTAAATCTGTTATAATGTAGTATAAGTAATTAAAGTAGTAAATCTTTTGTGCTTGGGGGGTTTTCTAGACCAGTCTAGATTACCTCCCCTTTTTACTTTCTAAGGAGAATCAAATGGAACAAACAAACTTAGCATTAAACGACGGCGAGTATGCCTATTCGAAGATCAGCAGTAGTGCCATGCTGATTGACCTGTCCCTGTCTGTATGGACTGGGCGTAAGTTAGATAAGCAAGTCAGCAACGAGATCGACTCAGCCAAGCGGACTAAATCTAGGGCAGGGAACTATCACAAGAACTTGCTCGCTGGCTCTGAAAAATTAGCGGAGATCGGCAAGATCGCATCGGCGGTGCGTAACTGGTCTTATGGGCAGACATCGCCTTGGTCAGATACGGGTACTCGGTTACTTCCATCTACTTTATTCTTTGATTACAAAGCGAAGCTAACAGAATACGAGAAGATGTTTACACAAGCGGTTACAGATTTCTTAGCTGAATACGACACACTTGTAGCATCGTCAGCGTTTGCCCTCGGTGACCTGTTTAATCGTGAGGATTACCCACCAGTTGAGAAAGTTGCTCAGAAGTTTGGGTTTTTCTATACTTTCAGCCCTGTACCCGAAGTAGGCGATTTTCGTGTGGACATTGGCGAAGCGGGTATGGCGGAGTTGCGTGCCAATTACGAAGGTGCGTACAAGTCAAAGATTGAGAACGCTATGAGTGATGCGTGGACTAAGTTGCATGATGTGATGGGCAGTATCTCAGAACGCTTGGACTACTCAGACGATGACACCAAAAAGATTTTTAGGGATAGCTTGGTGGATAACGCTGTGCAGTTGTGTGGCTTACTCAAACACTTGAACATCACTAACGATAACAAGATGGAGTATATGCGTAAGAAGTTGGAAGATCAGTTGCGTGGTATCTCAGCCCAAGACTTGCGTGAAGATGAAGGGCTACGCTTAGAAACAAAAAGGACTGTCGATGAGATGCTCGGCAAGTTTGCATTTTGAAAGCGGGAGATCAGGTAGTAGATAGGCATGGGAATGTAGGAGAAGTAAAACAAGTAGGGCATAACTTTTTTGATATAGATGCAGTTCAGGTGCATTGGTATGCGTTTATGTCCGACTTTGAAGTACCGCACCCATTTGTAAAACAAAAGTATTTAACAGTAGTAACTAAAGAAGTAGCAGACATCATTAGAAGTAGCAAACCATAACCACAAGGAGAAGTAACCATGAATGTATTTAACTCTGTAACACTCAAACAATGTGCCGACTTGATCTGTGCAGTAGGCGATAAGGTAACTGTACTTGCACAAGGTGAGATGGGTATTGGCAAGTCATCTATGCTCAAGACATTGAAGGCTAAGTTCCCTGACCACTTTGCTTGCTATGTAGATATGACCACTAAAGATGTAGGTGACTTTGCTGTGCCTAAGATTCGCACCATAGATGGTGTTGAGGTGTGTAGCTTTATTCCCAATGAGGAGTTTGGCTTTCACTTTGATAAGCCTGTCATCATGATGCTTGACGAGGTAGGTAAGTCTAGCAAGGCGGTATTCAACGCATCACTACGCATCATCTTAGAACGCAAGCTGGGTAACTATACTTTGCCTGAGGGTTCGATTGTGTTTGCTACAACTAACCTTGCACAAGAGGGTATCGGTGACATGATTCCACCCCATGCCCGTAATCGTATGACTACGGTAAAAATATCTAAGCCTACCGCCGATGATTGGATTGATAACTATGCCTTGGACAACGGGATATTACCTGAGGTTATCCTTACAGTTAAAGAGTTCCCGCAAATGTTTGCATCGTTTGAGGACATCAAAGACCCCAAGGACAACGAGTATATCAATGACCCTCGCAGTCCAAGACCTGCCTTTGTAACGCATCGCAGTATGGAGAAGGCAAGCGACATTCTCAAAGCAACCAAGCATTTAGATGAGAACATCGTGGGTACTAGCTTAGTTGGCACAATCGGCAAGCGTGCGACATACGACATGATGGCTATGGTCAAGCTGGCTAATGATATTCCTACATGGGACACGATCATGGCTAACCCCGACAAAGCACCAATCCCCGAGTCACCCGCCGCAGTTTGTATGTTGGTGTATTCAGCAGTTCAACGCATCGAGAAGGACAACATCAACAAGTGGGTCAAGTACATGGGTCGCTTAGCTAAGGAAGCACAAGGTCTGTTTGCAACATCGGTAATGCGTACAAGCAAAGCATCGACAGTTGGTACGAGTTCCGAGTTCATCAAATGGGCAACCACAAACAATTACCTGTTCGCACAGTAATCTAGACAGGTCTAGAAAGGAGAAGCTATGACTGAGGAAGAAATTATTATTGAACTAAGTAACCGCCTAGCAGATGAACCTGATTACGACGAGAACTTAAAACCCAAACTAGAAAGATTACTTGAATTATTGGAGAGTATAAATGCTAACAACATCTAAGAGTCTTACAGTAGAACAACGCATTGAACGCAGTCATATCGAACTGATGAAACACCCGCATTTCGTTGCTTATAGTGGTGTGCTGATGGTCGGTAGCGTGAAGGTAGTTGAAGCTGATGAGTGTCCTACGGCGTACACCAATGGTCGTGATGTGGTGTATGGTCGTGACTTTGTAAATAAGCTGAACGATGCTGACTTGCGTGGTCTTATCTTGCATGAGAACAAGCACAAGATGTATCGCCACTTATCTACATGGCAACACTTACACAAGATCAATCCAAGCAAAGCGAACAAGGCTTGCGACTATGTGATTAACCTTGAGATTGACGATGAGGGTAAGCGTACTGGTGGGTTTGTATCTGTACCCAAGGGTGGCTTGCTTGACGAGCAGTATCGCAACCTTAACGCACAAGAAGTTTTCCACAAGTTGCAAGACGATGACGAGGATGGCGGTGGTAAGGGTAGTGGGCTAGATGAGCATGGATGGGAAGAAGCACAGGACATGACCGCCGAGGAAGCCGACAAGCTATCCAAGGAGATTGACCAAGCGATACGGCAGGGCGCAATCCTAGCGGGTAAGGTCAAGGGTACGCTAGACCGATGCTTCAATGACTTACTGTCCGCTAAGGTAGATTGGAAGGAAGCATTGCGTGAGTTCGTCAGTAGTGTGTGTAATGGCAAAGATGAATCTACATGGCGTAAGCCTAATCGTAGGTGGTTACAGCATGACATCTATATGCCTAGCACAGTCAGCGAAACGATGGGTCGTGTAGTGGTAGCCATAGATACTTCAGGCTCTATTGACGATCAAGCAGTCAATCGTTTTCTGTCCGAGGTAGTAGCAATTATGGAGAATGTGAACCCTGAGATGGTCGATCTAATCTACTGGGGTAGTGATGTAGTAGGTCATGAGGTGTATGGCATGGGTGATGCAGATAGGATGAAGGCATCTACCAAGCCTGTTGGCGGTGGTGGTACAAGCCCTAGTTGTATTACTACATATCTCAAAGATAAGAACATTGTGCCTGAGTGTGCAATCGTGCTTACCGATGGGTATGTGGGTAGTGATTGGGGTGGGCATTGGACAAGCCCTGTCTTGTGGGCAATCGTTGGTGGGTGCAAGGATGTACCTACTGTTGGTTCAGCAATTTATGTGGAGGAGTAATCATGGCATATGGTGGATACTGGGGTAGAACCCCGCACGATGTACAACAACAAAATGGCAAACGCTTTGACTTTGAGAAGGTAGCTAAGCATTACGAAGAAGTTAAACCTATCAGGGGTCAGCGTGCTAAATATTGCATCAAGCCGATAAGCGAACGCCGTCGTAGTTGGGAGCGTATGTTTAAGGTTAGCGACAATGAGTATTACATTAGCTGTAATGCGTGGGCGCATGATGAGGGGCAGAATGCTTTAAAATATCGCAAGGCTATCTCTTTCTTAAAGAATGGCGATCAAGAAACTATCACTGTCCACACCCCTCGTGCGTATTGGGGAGTTGAAGATGGCAAAGAAGCACGCTTAAACCCTCATGCGTTGAGCACACCATCAATCTTTTATTTCTATAACTACAACCTACCTATTGGTTTGTCTATGGATAAGCATAAGGCTTGTAACTACATAAAAGTGGCTACTGAAACGGGTGATAAGTTCTATACGATTGAGAAGGGCGATGTAACTTTTACTCGCACAGTTGGTGCTAAGTATTGGAGTCCATTAGTGGTGCATCGTGAGGTAGTTCATACGATTGACCGCAAGCAGTCTAAAGTTGTGCGTGAGAAAGCTAATGAGTTTGTAGAGTATTGCAAGGTCATGTCAGCAATTACACCCGAATCTAAACATAACTATTGGGCTAGACACACAAACCCTTTCATGATCTTTAGTGGTGATAGCAAGTTCAACGACATCAGAGATGACTTACCTAAAAATGTTGCGTGGGATGAGTTGCTATCCAAGGGTGAAGATGTGCCTGAGTATTGGTTTGCCATGATGGAGATTTACAAACAAAAGTCGCACCTTACATGGTGGGATCACGAAACTCGTGAGTACCACAGTGAGTATCAGATAGAGAAAATGGTCAAGCATATTTACAAGGACTTGTATCAGGCGGCTAAACCATGCAGGGAAGTAGAAGTACCACTAGGTGAGATGTGCAAAGATAACTATGGTAGTTGGTATAACTAAGGAGAAGATGATGTGGAGAAAATTTAAACAAGAGTTAATGTTTGTAGATTGGTATATGCAATTCCATTGGCTAATACTTATAGCGTTGTGGGCGGGATGTGCATACCAGTTGTGGATTGAGGAGTTTGGTAATGTGCTTGCCATGAGCGCAATGATCGCAGTATGGAAAATGAAAGGGGTAGAACAATGAGCGAGCATATAAGGATTACGAGAGATGACATGATCGACCACTTAGTACAGTCGATGCTTGACGATTTAGAGATGAACCCCGATTACCAAGAAGTCATATGCCGTAAGGGTTTTATGGGGTACGAGGAATATACAACCGAGGATTTGATATGTGAGTATCGGGACTATATTAGTGAGGACAGCAGTTACGAAGTGAACATTGAACTAATCGAGGTGAAACCATGAGTGCAATACAATACGAACAGTTTTGTGGTGAAACAATAACTAGTGAAACCATTAAGCTAATGAACGAGATCAAGAAGAAACAACCCTTGCTTCAGTTCGTGCCAAGCAAAGCAAATAGGTCAAAGATATATGTGCACGACACAACACCAGCTACTATGGCGTACACACACCTAGATGTTTTTTATAGTAACGAGCCAAACAATCGAGTGGGTGTTATTGGGTGGGATAGCCAAAGCTATATAGTTAGCAGTCGCTTGATTGAGAATGGTCGTTACTCGCATTGGAGTGCCAATGAGCACCGCAGTAAGAAGTCCAAGCACATGAAGAACATCGTCAGGGAAGCGGTCAAGTTCTTACTACCTATTCAGTTTGATGAGATATGGAAAGAATCAAATCAGAAGTTTCACCAAGAATTACATAACAAACCACAAACTATTCGCCAGTCAGTAGGCAACAAAATGCGCATTGACCCTAATGCAATCTTCAAAGAGTTCTTGCATATGCACGCACAAGGGTATGCACCTATTACTCAGGAGTTCAAAGAGGTACTAGCATTTACGCTGGCGAAACAAGCGGACATTGAGAAGTATGTTAATTACAAGCCAACTACTTACATGGTGTGGGTAAAAGGCAACAGTATTGTGTATGGGGCTAAGGAAGATGAGCCAGTCACAATAGATAGCATAGACAAACTACCTGAAGATATTCGTGGAAAGATGTTTGTGCTTGATGTATCAGAGGTCAATAATTTTATCGAAGATGTAGGCATGAAAACACAGGAGAAACAATATTGGGTAATAGCATGACGGGCATAGAAAAACTTGTTTATATTTTTGATACAGGTTTAAAAGACAGCAAAATAGTATGGGCATTGAGGGAGAATGACCCACCCGAAATGATAGCCATGCTAGTGGCTGATCTATTGAACATGAAACAGGAGGACTTAGAATTAGATAACATATGGCGGGTAAAGGTTTACCCTGATGGACTGGTAGAATTAAATGACTTTACAATGCCAAGTAAGACGGGTAAAGTTATGGATAAGATTTCGCAAGCCGATGTACCCGATTGGATTCAAGATGCCCTAGCTGTATTACAAATTGTAGACGATGGGGCAGTCGTTGATGGGGTAGGTCGGAAAATAAGCGAACAAATCTACTATATAACAGAGAGGAAGTAATGGCAGATAAGCCTGAAGTAAAGGTCAAGAAGGCTGTAAAAGCCCTATTGGTCAAGCACCGAGCCTACCAGTTTACGCCCGTTACAGGGGGTTTTGGGTCCTCAGGCGTACCTGACATTGTGGCTTGTATTAAGGGAAAGTTTATCGGTATTGAGGTTAAAGCTGGTAAAGGTAAGCCTACCGCATTACAGGAAAGAAACCTTACACAAATCATGAATGCGGGCGGTATTGCTGTATTAGTAAATGAGTATGGTGTTAAAGATTTAGAAGTGTTGTTAGAAGCGGGGCTACCCGATGCGGGTGTCCTATTTGATTTATTAAAACAAGGAGAAGCAAAATGAGTTGGACAGAAGTTAGAGAAGTAGATAGCGGTATAACAATAGAAGGTGTGGGTGCAAGTATTACAGTAACAGAAGCGCCCAAGCCTAAGAAGGTAAAGATTAAGGCTGACCCCGTTAATAGCCCCGAGCACTACAAGGTAGGTGGTATCGAGACCATTGACTTTATTGAAGCTAAGAATCTAGGCTACAACCTTGGTAATGTAGTTAAGTATATTAGTCGTGCTGACCACAAAGATGACAAGTTAGAAAATCTAAAGAAAGCACAATGGTATTTAAATCGTGAAGTAGGCAAACTAGAGGAGAAATAAAATGCCTGATATTAGAACAGAAGCAATAAAAGTTATGCACTCATGGAGCAAACCCGAGAAGAAGAAACTATCATCTTCTTCTGACCCGCTAGGTAAAAGAATGTGGGAGTGGCTTAAACAAAACCCGAACTCAACCATCAAACAAATCTGTACGGCTTTCCCTGAGCAAAAAGATTCATCTGTGGCTACTGGCTTGAAGTCGCTAGTAGATCGTGGTATTTTAGGTAGACGGACAGTCGAGATCGCTAATTATGCTGGTATGGGTAGAAAAGAACACTATATTTATCGTGCAATTACGCCTGAGTATAAGACGCAAAACAAGGGATATAGTAGTACGAAAAAGAACAAACGACCCACGCAACCTACGCAACACGATATAGCGGTAAACAGGACAACTAAGGTTATTCAGGAAGTTTTAGGGGTCAAGTGTAGAGTCTTTGATGCTAAAGCCTATGTGGACAAGCTAAACCTGTACGAAGCAAGAGAAGTATATGGGTTATTGCGTTCGGTGTTTGAGAGCCGCCTGTGAGGTTTATCGTTTCTGACGATATGGGGGAACTTAGGCGGTTCAACTGGTTAGATGAAGCTAAACGCTTCATTGGGGGTAACCCTGATCTTACGCTGACCAAACTGCCTAAGTCCGCCAAACAAGACCCATATATAATGGCGCAACAATTATTAGGAGAAGCATTGATATGAACGAACAAGACCTGAGGGATTGTTTTGCTATGTTTGCTATGGTCGGTTTATTTATGAAAGGTATTGGGTTAGATGACGAAAGCGCTAAACAATGCTGGGATGCGGCTGACCGAATGTTAGAAGCCCGTACCAAAACGAACGAACAAGGCATAGCCGCCGCTAAACCCAAGAGAGCGAGGAAACCATGAAAGAGTTTTTTCTAGCCGTAATAGGCACAATAGCCATGATGTTGCTTGTACATAACACAACCCCAGTTTTTGCCCAATCGGACTACAACTGGAGAAATAGCCCATACAACTGGAAAAACAGCGAGTACAACTACAACAACAGCGAGTCCAACTGGGCAAACTCCCCATATAACTGGAGGAATAGTGAATACAACTACAATAGCCGTAATGGTGTTTACGACAATAGCGGCAACCGAGTAGGTTACCAAACGACAACACCCGAAGGCGTGAAAAACTATTTTGACAGCAACGGGAACCGAGTAGGGTATGGAAGATAAGAAAGAAAAGAAGACCGCTAGAGATGTTTATATGACACACCAAGAAATAGCAGACGTATTAGGTACGTCGAGAGCGGCGGTTTCTGAGATGGAGAAGACAGCTTTGCGCAAAATGAAGAAGGCACTAGCTAAGCGTGGGTTTACAATGGAAGACTTTTTTGGAAAAGACAGATGAAAAAGGTATGCGTAGTTAACTTTTGGGATGGCGCCTTTGACGGGGACTTTTTTGACTTCTTCTTCAATACTGCGCTGGGTGGTATTGTGTACACAAATAATCAGTACGAAGCTGACGTTATTATCAGTTCGGTGTTTGGACGGACGGAAACCGACCCCAAGAAAACCATCATGTACATTGGTGAGAACATACGCCCTAACTTTGTTACTCACGGTTATAGCCTTTCTTTTGACCATGACACCTACGGCGGTAGGAACTTTAGGCTACCACTATGGTACGCACGGCTAGCGTGGGATGGCTTTGAACAAAAACCTAGGCGTAGCAACCACCATAATCATGGGTATGAGCAGCTAATACCAATTAAGCAACTAACTCAGCCACGTAAGCTAGACATTAAAGCTAAGGATAAGTTTTGTGCGATGATTGCCGGCAACCCTGAAGGTCTTCGTGTAAACCTGTTTAACAGTATTTCGCAGTACAAACAAGTGGATGGCTATGGGAATATGTTTGGCAATTCCTTGCGTAAGTCTAAGTTCGCTGTGTTACCTGAGTATAAGTTCTGCTTATGCCCTGAGAACTCGGTGTATGAAGGCTACGTTACGGAGAAGCTGTTCGATGCCTATGCTGGATTGACGGTGCCTATTTATAGCGGTGCGGTGAGTGATGGGTTTAATAGTGATGCTTTCTTGAACTACCAAGACTACAAAAACATGGACAAGTTTGTAAAAGAAATAGAAGCAATTGACTATCTTGAAGCATCTTATAAACGCATGTACGAGCAACCATTACTGACCAAAGAGCCAAGCCTTAACGAAGCGCTAGCGTTTGTATATAACGCAGTTAGGAAGATGGAATGAAGCAACAGTTAGAAGAACTACTCAAGGCGCTACGCCCTGTCAAAACAAAGTATGAGTTAATTCGAGTAGGCGGTGACAACGATGGTGGTTATCTGTTACCCAACGATTTGTCGGGTGTAGATATTTGCTTCTCGCCCGGTGTTGACGTAACGGCTACGTTTGAAAAAGACTTGTTGGCTAGAGGTATCCGCTCTCACTTAGCTGATGCGTCAGTAGATGGTGCGCCTGACGGTTTAGATGTAGCATCGTTCACAAAGAAATATTTAGGTGGCTATGATAACAAAACATTTATGACTATGGATACATGGGTTAACGATAAAGCCCCTGTAAACGGCGATTTGCTTTTGCAGATGGACATTGAGGGGGCAGAATATACAACCATTCTATGTACGCCACCCAAGATACTAAGCCGATTCCGTATAGTCGCTATTGAGGTACACAACGCACAAACATGGTTCACTCCATTAGCGTGGGAAGTAGTCAGGGCATTCTTTGAGAAACTGTTAGAAAACTTTCATGTGGTACACAACCACCCAAATAATAACTGCCCCTTTGTCGAAGCAGATGGGATACTGATACCTACTGTATTTGAACTGACTTTGTTGCGTAAAGATAGAGCCGAACCTGAGGGGTTCTGTGACCAGTTCCCACATCCATTAGATCAACCCAACGTATTGGACAAGCCTGATTGCCCACTACCACCAACAATGTACGGAGATGAGATGAATTTAAAAGACCTAATTGAAGCATTAGATCAACGCTACGGTAACCCGCATGCTAAAGAATGCGCCCTCATTCAAGAAGCTATTGAGGTGTTGAAGTTGCAGAGCGAAGAAATTATAGCGTTGATGGAACAAGTAAATGAGAAGTAAGTACGGTATCGACCATTACGATAGCCCTGTCATGGAACTAACAACCATGATTGGATGCCCGTTGATGTGCACTTTTTGCCCGCAAGACAACCTACGCACTAACTACGGCAAGGGTATTAAGTACATGCAACCCGTGGATTTAATAAAGGTGCTTGTCAAACTACCAAAAAACACTCGTATTGATTTCTCAGGTATGTCCGAACCTTGGGCTAACCCCGAGTGCACTCAAATGTTAGAGATGGTGTTGTACATGGGCTTTAAGGTAGCTATATACACTACCCTGTACGGTATGACTGACCCTGAGCGTGTGCGTAAAGTATTAGAAAGTCACCCCGAACAAGTAGAAGTTATTATGCTTCACTTACCTGACGCCAACGGAAACATGAAGGGCTGGAAAAACAACGAAGAATGGCAACGGGCGGCGGCGGTCATCTCACATACAAACGTACCTTGCGGTGTTGGTGCTATGACTATGGATAAAAACGGGGTAGTACACCCTGACCTGCAACCAATGGTGGGGCAGTTAGCTGGATGGATAGGGCATACAAGGGCTGATAGCTTAGACCCTGAGCAAGTAGCGGGGCAAGCGCTAAGCGTAACCCCTCGTAATGACTTTGCTTTGACTTGCCGTAGCACCCCGTTCTATGACAGGAACGTCTTACTTCCAAATGGCGACGTGGTTCTGTGCTGTATGGATTACAACCTCAAGCATGTAATCGGCAACTTATTAACCCAGACCTACGATGAAATGATGCAGGGTAAACCCTTACAAGACCTAATTAAAATGAACGAAGCCGATGGGTTCGACAAGTGTAGTATTTGTAAATCGTGTGAAAACGTGAGGAAGATATGAATTTAAGAGATGAATTTGCGGCAAGGATTATGGCTGGTATATGCGCTGGTGATTGGCAGTTACCAGTAGGTGATAAATCGTGGGCTGAATTAGCCGCCTCCAAAGCATATGAGATAGCTGATGCCATGATTGCGGAGAGGAAGATTATTAATGTCTAGGGTTATGGTCATTACTCCAACTACGGGTAAAGCTACATTGGAACAAGCACTACTAAGCGTAGAGCAACAGACCATTGAAACCGAGCATCTTATTGTGCTTGATGGAAAAGATATGGCTACAAAACCAAGTGAAACAAAGCTAAGAAAAGTAATCCAACTACCCGAAAATGTAGGTCGTAACAACTGGTATGGGCACCGAGTCTATGCCGCTATGCCACTAATGGTAAACGCCGATTATATTTTATTCCTCGATGAGGATAATTGGTTCGAACCAAATCATGTAGAAACCATGATTAACAAGATAAAAAGCAAAGACCTGATATGGTCGTATAGCTTGAGGAGGATATGCAATGAGGCTGGAGAATATATATGCGACGATGATTGCGAATCACTCGGTCGTTATCCGACGGTTTACGATCACACTATCAATTTTGTTGATACTAACTGTTACTGCTTTAAGCGGGAATATTTGGTCGGTATTGCACATAATTTCTATGGGCAATGGGGTGCAGACAGACCGTTCTATAAAGCTGCCGCATCAGCTTTGCCTGCCTTCGGATGCACGGGAGAGGCTACGGTTAATTACCGAGCGCCCGAACGATTACTTGGAATGTTTACAGAGGGTAACGCAACAATGAAGAAAGCGTATGTTGATCTACCTTGGAGAAAGAAATGATCGAGAACCTAGTTAAAGCCCAACCACTAGACAACGATATTGCTGTTATAAAAATACTACAGTTAATGGGGCAGTTAAGTCCTAACGATATTGCGTATGTGTTAAAAGTATTGGCTCAAGTTTACAAAAATATTGGGGGTATAGAGTGAACATCACAGTCGAAGTAATCAAAGAAAATGAAGATGGGTCGGCTGATGCAATAGTCAAGTTTGACAAAGAAGGTCTTGGGTTTTTGGTGCAAGAAGGTGTAATAAGCGTACTTAAGCAGTACATTCAACAACAAAAAAAGGAGAAGCAAAATGGTAAACGAATTGTGGGAAAAAGCAAACAAGGTAAGTGAACTGGGATACAAGGTACATAGTGCCTCAGATATTGTTGAACTTGTAGCTGAAAAAATATCTACCGATGTCGAAAGTGGCGCACTATGGGCGGCGGCAGACTTACTGAAAGACCTAGGCGATAGGATTGAAGACATAGCCTCGGACATTATGGCAATCAATCGAAACCAAGAAGAATGTATCCGTAAGTTAGAAGCGGTTATAGCCAAACACGAATTAAAAAAGGGAAAAAAATGAGCAAAGAGCAAACCAAACTATTTGTGGCTACGCCAATGTACGGTGGTATGTGTACAGGTATGTACGCTTCCGCCATTATGCAACTTGTTGGGGTGTGTGGGCAGAATCAGATACAGATGTACTTCTCATTCATGATGAACGAGAGTCTAATTACCCGTGCTCGTAATAGCATGGCTTATGACTTCTTAGAATCCGATGCTACTCATCTTATGTTTATTGATGCGGACATTAACTTTAACCCGAACGACATCCCGCTTATGGTCAAGGCTAACAAAGATATTATCTGCGGCATATACCCCAAGAAAGAAATTAACTGGGTAGAGATAGAGGCGGCAGTTAAACGTGGCGTACCACCAGCAGAGTTATCTAAATATACCGGCGCATTTGTTGTAAATTTACCGCACGGAACACAGACCACAACTGGCAACATTAACGAACCGATGGAGATTGCCAACGGCGGTACTGGCTTCATGTTAATTAAACGTGGTGTATTTGAAGCCTTGGCAGGTAAAGTACCTAGCTATACAAACGATATGTACCATGCGGTAGACGTAGTGCGTAAGGTTAAGACTATTAAGGAGTTCTTTGCTACCAGTATTGATGAGGAAAGCAACCGACTTCTTT